TTGATCCATGCCAGGGTTGTTCATGCCGCCCCTCCATCAATGATGGTGGGCTTGAATTCCTTCACCGCGATTTGTCCTTCAGGACGCCCCGGATCAGGGGAGAATTCGCCAAGCGTGCCTTTCACCTCAAAGCGAAGCGCGGACACAATCATTTGGTTGCGCAGTGCATCACGCCAATCCAAGAGCACAAGGCGTGCCTTGATTTCATGCGCGCCAGCCTCGGCACTTTCGGGGAAGCTCACAACGAGCGGGGTTTTGGCAAGGGAGGCAATTAGGCGCTGCGCATTCAGATCATCCACATGGTCAGATTTGAGCTCGGCGCGGATCACGCCTTGCAAATTGGTGTGGAATTTCCAATCGCCCTTGCAGCCGCTTTCTGGCTTGAAGGCGATGCTTTCAATCATGACCAAAACCGCATCCACATCCCATGTGGTTTCAAGCGCCTGGGGAAGGAATTCACCAAGGCGGGTTTCAATCTCAGCTTTAACTTTTTCACGCAGTTGCAAGGCACTGTCCCCTAAATAGCCATCAGGCCGATTGATCCCGTGCTTGAGGATGCAGGCGCGTCATCATCACCATCATCCAAGGCACGAGCGATATTGGAGCTGAGCTTTTCTTCGCGGCCCGCGAGGCGGCCAAGAAGGCGGTCAATTTCATCGGCATCCATGAAGCGGAAATCCACTTCGCCATCCAAACGGCCAGCTTTGGACACACCATCCATCGTGATCATATGCAGCCAAGGGATGGCGCTTTGGATCGTGGAAATGGTCAAAAGCTCACGCCAATCATCGCTCACGTCCAAGGGCGCAACCTCCACCCCAAACACGCGTTTCATCTCGCGCTCAGCAATTTTCAAATGCTCATCCAAAAACGCTTCAGGCACTTCACTAGGCCAATTGGCATAAGTCCTGATTGCTTGGGTGGTGAGTGTGGTTGCGCCCTCGGTCATCGTCATTTCACCTAGGCGGCAACGGCTTCAGCGAGCACACAGGCTTGCTTGACCGCGATTTCATAATCACAAGCCTGATCAAAGGTATATTCAAGCGCGCGGCGGCGTTTGTGATATTCCTTGTCCTGCTGGATCGTGGTGTGAAGGCCAAACACAAGGTTTTTCAGCGGCGTGAAGAGCACCGTGCCTTTGGGCATCAAAGGATGCGGCTCGATGGTGATGCCAGAGAATTTATTCTTGGGCATCTCCTCTTCTTTGGCTGAGCCCGTGACTTTCTTGGTCAGCTCAAGCCAGTAATCATCCGCGTCATCCGTGTTCATGATGAACACCGATTGCGCACGATACATGGGATCAGACGCCTTCTTGATGGCCTGAAGGGTATCAACCCAGCCATCAGTTGCCGGATCAATGCCGCCTGCCAGCTTCTTGGTGGCCGTGCTGTCCTTGGCGATTTGCACCCACCCTTTGTTGAGGCGCGTGAATTTTTCGGCCTGATTTGCGCCTGTGTTGTCATCGGCAATGCCGTTGAAGCCAAGGTCAACAAAATCATTCTGGAAACGCGTGACAAAGCCCGCTTCCACCGAACTCACAAGGTTTGGGTTGTCCTTGTTTGCGCGCAAGAAATCCAAGGTGAGGGTCGGGAAAAGCTGCGCATCAAGGGCTTTGAGCACGCAACCATGCTCAGACCCGCCCGGCATTTGCGCTTCAGTCGGCTCTTGGCCTTGGGGGATGCGCACAAGCGCACGGCGCATCAGATCAATGACATCCACATTGCGGGTCAAACGATCCATGCGGACGGTTTCAACCTTCTTCAAAAACGGATCATCAAAGATCATGGCGATCAGCTTATTGGCCGCTTGCGGGCTCAGTTGGCCGCCATTGGCAAGGTCAGTTGGCCCGATCATGCCCTTTGCAAGCGCAACATAGTCTTGCATCTGGACGGATCGGCCATCCTGAGATTTCACAACGATCAGGGTCATGCGAAGCTCTCCTCATTTTTCGGGGTTTCAAGGCTTTCCGTTTCGGTTGCGCCTTTGGCAACGGCCTTTGCGACCATGCCATCAAGCTTGGGCTCAAGCGCCGTGATCACCGATTTGGCGAGTGCTTCCGCATCCACGCCGCCACCTTGGGGCGCGTCCGTTTTGGCATCAGCAGTTGCGGCGTCTTTGTTTGCGCCCTCACCATCGGTGGGGTTTTCAGCACCGTCTTCTTTGACGATGCCAGCCGATTTCAGCGCGTCTTTGACCGCATCACCGACTTCAGCGCGCACAATGTCGCGCACTTGCTTCTCATCCATTTCGGTCTCCTTTACTGGGCTGAGATTGAAGGTGTTCTTCATGAACCGCGTGAGCCAACCTTGATCTTTCTGTGTGAAATGATTGGAGGGCTCAGGGTTTGTTTCGGGTTCGGATTGGGCAAATCCCGCAAGGGAAATACCCGTCAATTCACCTGATTTGAGTTGCCGCCAAAGATCAGGATCACCAATTTGGATGCCCACCGCCCAGGCATCTTCAGGCTCATCCGCAAAGAGGGGATCGCCTTTGCGCACAAGCCAGCTTTCCGCGACAAAGGCGGCTTCAGATTTGAAGCTGTGCTCAGTGTCGATATTCTGCAAGCGCGCGTTGCGCATGAAGTCATAAGCGGCGCGGCGAATGGTGATGGCGTCGGCTTCATCGCCATGACTGTCCACCTGATCAGGGGCATAGACGATGCCATAAGCCACCATGCGGTCATCATCGGTTTTGACGATGGAAAAGGGCTCATAGCGCTGATCATCCTTGTCAGATTTCAGCGTCAGACCTTTGCCCGTTGCGGGCTTTTTTACGAGCGACAGAAACTCGACGGATAGATTGGAAAGCTTAGGCAATTTGGCCTCCTCGAACGCGGCGGAAAACGTCTTGACATCAGCTTTGCCACAGTGGTTTTTGTGATTAAATCCCTCGCCAAGTGTTTGGTTTTAAGGGTAAACATTCATGATCTAGGGGCGGTATTTTGTGACCAAAGCTTGGCTTAAACCAAGCTTATGACACAGGAAAACGCCCCCAAATCCGCCGCATCTCAGGTCATCAAATTTGACCTGCCCACGCTTATGGCCACGCCCGACAAGGCGGGGCTAAACGGCGAATTCATGTGGCCAATCCACCCGCTTTCGCTCTTCATGCTTTACCGCTCAAGCCCTGAGCATGGGCGCGCCATCAACATCAAAGCCCATAGCGCTTTTGGCGGTGGTTTGACGGGGGACGGCAAAGAGCAAATCGAAAGCCTGTGCGAATTCGGCGCGGCCAATCTCTTTGTCAATCTCGGGCTTGATCTTGAGACCTATGGCAATGCGTTTGTGCAAACCATCCGTAATTCCAAGGGGGAAGTGGTGGAGCTGCGCCGCCTGCCTGCCATCACCATGACGCGGTTTCGCAAAGGTTATTTGCAGCGCACTTGGAATGCCCAGGGTGGCGAAAAGAAAACCCACTTCAGCAAAGACGAAGTGCGGATGCTCAAAGTGCCCTGTCCAAGCGGGCGCATCTATTCCTTCCCTGAATGGATCGGCACTGAAGGGATGCTTGAGCTGGCACACGCCGCCACGCGCTACAATGCGCGGTTTTTCCAGTCCAACGCCATGCCTGAATATGCGGTCATGTTCAAAGATAAGAACGTGGATCAGGCCACCAAGGATGCCATTGCAGGGTTTTTCCGCAATGAGTTTCAGGGGGTTGATAATTCACACCGCACGCTTTTGCTCACGGTCGGTGGTGATCAGGAAGAGAAGCTTGAGGATCGCATCAAAATCCAAAAGCTCACTGAAGACATCAAGGATGCGGATTTCCTCAAGCTCTTGGATGCGGCACGGGATCGTATCCCGATTGCACATGGCGTGCCGCCCCGGATGCTGGGGATCGTCACAAGCGGCTCACTTGGTGGATCGGGGGAAGTCTCCGGCCAGCTTTTCACCTTTGAGCATTTGACACTCAAGCCCAAGCGTCAATTGGTTTTGGATCAGTTGCGCCCGCTCTTCAGGGAGTTTGGCTTGCGCCCTGGGCGTTATGACAAGGGCTTGGCCAAAGACGAGATTGATTTTGAGCCCTTGGATTTGACACCGCCCAAGGATGATACTGAAGAGCTCCCTGATTTGGTGAGCGCGGGCATCCTTACGCCTGAAGAAGCCAAGGCGCTGCATCCGAATTTGAAGCATCGCATAGGCGCGCTTGAGAAGAGCGCTGAAGGGGCATCTTCATCTCAGGCACCCAAGACCCTTGGCGACCAGTTGGTTGCCCTTCTGGGCAAGCTCTGAGGCTGTGGCGCGATATGAGCAATAAGGGTAAAACACCAAAGAGCGATTTTAAGGCCCATACACAAGATGTAGTAGGTTCAGGCTATGTCGCCCCACAAAATGTTGAGAAAGGCATTTCTCGGCCCTCTCTGGGGCGCTCAGGCACATCTAAAGCCAAGACCAAACGGCGCGGACGCCCGCCCAAGTATTCTGAAGAGGATCGGGCACGCGCATATGACGCCTACATGATGGGCGACACACCCCGCGAAATCGCGGCGGTGATCGGGTGTTCTGCGCGCACAGTGCGCCATTGGGTGGCCGTGCATGGCTGGGAAGGCGATTTGCGCAAGAAGCGCGAGACCGCCAAAGGGCTTGAAGCGCAAATCCTGCGCCTGTCACGCAAGAAAAATCCCACCAATTCCGATGCGCAGCGTTTGGCTATGCTCACCAAATCGCTTGAGCGTGTGAAGAAAATGGCACCTGCACCCAAGCCACGCCCGATTGTGCAAAACGCGGTGCACAAGGACACACTTGAGCAGGTTTTAAGCGATGATTACGGGCTTTACGCCTATCAGCGGGATTTCCTCTTGGATGAAAGCCGCTTTCGGATTGTCCTGAAGGCGCGCCAAATCGGATTTTCCTATGTGGTGGGCTTGGCCGTGCTTTTGGGCGCGCTTGCGGGGCGGCCACAAATCGTGGTTTCGGCCTCCATTCCCCAAGCCCAAATCATCCTCAACTATGTGCGGATGCACGCCAAGCGCCTGCAAATCCACATCGAAAAAGACCTTTCAAGCCAGCTCACAATTGCGGGCACGCAGATTGTCGCCACCTCCACCAACTTCCGCACGGCGCAAGGCTGGCCGGGGGATGTGTGGTTTGATGAATTCGCATGGGTGCGCCAGCAAGATATGCTTTGGGCGGCGGTTGTGCCTTCCATCACCGCGATTGGTGGACGGGTCACGGTCTTCTCCACGCCCTTCCTGCCCAACTCGCTGTTTTGGCGCATCGCCACCAATCATCAAAACAAATATGATCACTTCTCGCGCAAGACTTACACGATCCATGACGCGATTGATCAGGGCATGAACCTGCCCGGCGGCGTTGAAGAGCTCAGGATGCTCTTTGACGGTGAAAGCTGGGCCATGTTCTATGAATGCCAATGGGCTGAAGATGGCACGGCGCTTCTGAGCTGGGAATTGCTGCACAAGCTCACATCCCCCTTCATTGATCCCGACAAATACGGGCGGTTGCATGGCGGCGTGGATGTCGGGCGCATCAATGACCGCACGGCGGCGGCCTTGGTGGGTGAGGAATTCGCGGGCAAGAAGTGGCTTGGGAAATACGCGCTTCTGCACCAAGAGATGCACAAGGGAATGCCCTTTGCGAACCAAAAGAAAACCATCCTTGGCATTGATCAGCGCTTTGACGTGAGCGAGTGGCGCATCGACAAAACGGGGCTGGGCTATCAGCTTGCCGAAGAGCTGGAAGATGTCTCAAGCCGCTTCACTGGCGTGCATTTCTCGGCGGGGCGCAAGTCCAAGCTGGCACTCAACATGCTCAAGCTTTGTGAGGATCGCAAGCTTGTCCTGCCCAATGATCCCGATGTGCTGGCCCAGCTCCATTCCATCAAGAAAACCATCAGCGGCACCACGATCAAATATGACGCGGATCGCACGGAGGAAGGGCATGGTGACTTGTTCTGGGCTGTGGCCTTGGCCGCTCAAGGGCGCGCGGGAGGCCAGTTCTCAGGCGGCGGCGTTGGCGTGGAGGTCTTGACATGATTGACCTATCGCTTCGCTACATGAGGTCGATGCCATGAACCTTCAGCGCATCACCCTTCAGATCGCCGAAAAGCTGCGCGAGATCGCAACCCGCCAAGGCAATGTGCCTTTTGACAAGGGCGATCTTCGCAAGTCTCACGTTGTTGAGCCAAGTGGCGACACAGACGCCATCTTGAGCGCCAACACCCCTTATGCCCGCGCAGTCCATGACGGACGCCCTGCCATCACGATCAAACCTAAACGCAAGAAGGCGCTTGCATGGAAAGGCGCGCGGCATCCCGCCAAATCCGTCAAACAACCCGCCCGCAAAGGTAATCCGTGGCTCGCACGCGCTGTGCAAGAGCTTGAACAAGAAGGCTTGGGCTTTCTTGAGCCTGAGTTTGGGGAAGAGGTTGCCGATGAATTTACCCGTGCCTTGCGCGCGGGGGGCTTGGAGGTGCGCCGCCGAAACTGACGGGCACCCCTAGCACATTCTTTTTTTGAAAAAGCCGAACCGCCCTCAAGTAGCCGCAAGGCGATAGGGCAAAACCAAGAAGGAGCTGAAAAATGGCTAAGAAAACCACCCAGGCGCAAGTAAAAGGCGCTGAAACCACCAAGGCTGAAGATCAAACCACCGATCAGACGGGCACCCAAAGCACCGATGATCAGACAAAAAACCAGCCAAATGGCGCGGGTGAAAACGATCAGACGCAAACCCAAGGTGATGTGCAAACCCAGACGGGCGGCGAAGTGGAACCGCTCTTGGATGCCATCATGCGTTTGGATGCAGTAGGTGCGCAAAGCTTTGAAGATGACGCCATTGAAGCGGCGGGGGAAGTATGGGCTGGGGCCGCCTGTGATGATTTCACACCCCGCTTGGCTTTGGCCATGTTTGATACCGCATTGGATCAGGGTGCAGGGATCGCCAAGCGCTTGCTGCAACTTTCCGTGGGCGTCAAAGCGGATCGTGACATTGGTGCAAAAACCCATGCCGCCATTGCTGATCTTCCTGAAGGTGAGGTGATTGAACGCCTCTTGGCGTATCGCCTGCGCCGCGCCGCATTCGCGGGCAATGCCCATACCGACATGATGCCGCGTGCCCGCCGCGTGATCAAAACCATTGGCGCAATTCTCGCAATGGATGTGGATGACGCGCCTGATCATGGGGCGGTGTGATGGCCAAGGAACCTAAAAGCCTCATGCATGGGGAGCGGCAAGAGCGGCGTCCCTCCAAATACGTCAAACCCAAATCCGTCACATGGTGGGCGGGTGTGTCGCTCATCAGCATGGGCGGCGCGCTTGGTCTTGATGCGGGCGTGGACATCGGCCCGGTGGCCCACATCATCGACGCATGGACGGGCAGCATGGGCGCGGGCGCTCTGATCGCTCAAGGCGCGGGGCTCATCGGGCTCAGGGGGGCGCTATCATGATGCGCCTCATTCCCTCCAAAGCCACCATCATCGCCGCGCTCAGTGCTCTGGGCGCGGTCTTCCTCGCATGGCTGCGGCGTGACGCCAAGCGCGATGCAATCCGTGAAATCAAGCAAAAGGACTATGAACATGCTGAAGATATTGAGCGCCGCGTCACTGATAGCCGCACTGATCCTGAGCGGGTGCAGTCATTCGACGGGCGGGGCTACCGCGACTGAAAACACCCTGTGCCGTATCTGGGGCGAAAGCCTGCCCACGCGCTCACGCACGGATACCGCGCAAACCCAAACCGAAATTGGTGAGGCTTATGCCGATTTTGCCGCCGCGTGCCCTGCTTATGCAGGGCTGATCCCGTGAGGTGCGCGCCATGAGCTGGATTGAAAAGCTGATCGCCCTATTCACCACGCCCCCGAAACCGCGTGCGGCTGAGCCCAGCCCGCCCAAACCGAGAAGGAAAGACAAAATGGATTTTGATGACTTCAAAGGAAAAGCAAAGCGCATTGATGATGAAGATTTGCCCCGCGTTGGCGCGACCATTGGCGTGGGTGAAGATGAAATCCATGCGGTTTTGGATGTGGAGGCACGCGGCTCAGGCTTTGACCGCCAAGGCCGCCCCAAGATGCTCTTTGAGCCCCACATCTTTCATCGGATGCTCAAGGGTGAAGAGCGCGAAAAGGCCATCAAGCTTGGCTTGGCCTATCCCCGTTGGAAACGCAATTACCCCAAAGACAGCTATCCCCGCCTGAAGGAAGCCATGAAGATCAACCCTGAAGCCGCCCTCAAAAGCGCCTCATGGGGTTTGGGTCAGGTCATGGGGTTCAATCACGGCGCGGCTGGTTTCAGCACGGTCTTTGAGATGGTGCACGCCTTCATGGATGATGAAGAGGCGCATCTTGAAGCGATGGTGAGCTTCATTGTCACCAATGGGCTTGATGATGAATTGCGCCGCCATGATTGGCGCGGCTTTGCACGCGGCTATAACGGCGCATCCTACCATGTGCATGGCTATCACACGCGCCTTGAGCGGGCTTTCCGCAAATGGGCTGGCATCCGTGACACGCCTTACACACGCGTGGCCTGAAGGGAGACGATCATGGCATCAGACTTCACTTCAGAATTTGTGGCCGTGCCTGTGCGTGACCATGTGGCCAGCCTTTGGCCGCCGGGATGGACGCGCCAAAAATGGGTCACGGGGCGTGAATTGGTGTGGTGTGTCGGCTCGCTCGATGCGCCCACCGACAAGATCACAGTGCCCAAGGGCTACCCATTCAACGGTGCAAGCGTGCCCTCCATTTTCACATGGATATACCCCCGCGCGCATCCCAAATATCTGCAAGCCGCGGCGCTGCATGATTTCATCTATGAGCATTTGGGGCATCGCTATACCCGCAAAGAAGCCGATCAGATTTTTGAAGAAGCCATGATCGCGCTTGATGTCCACGCCTTCCATGCCCGTGTGATCTATCTGGCCGTGCGCGCGGGCGGCTGGCCCTATTGGTGGCGGCGCTATGGCCACCCTGAAAAGAAAGGAGCGGCCAATGCATATTGAGCTTAAAGATATTCTCACTTGGGGCGCAATGTTCGTTGGCCTAGTGGCACAGTGGTTTCACCTCAAAGGCCGCGTGGCGATCTTGGAAACCAAGCAAGAGCTCCAAGACAAGCACCATGAGGAAAGCATGGATCACATCACACGTTCCTTGGAACGGATTGAGCGCAAGCTTGATGGGAAAGCCGACAAATCCTAGGATGCCGCCTCTTTGAGGGGCGGTATCAGATCCCGTGGGAATGTCCCGAAGAATGTTGAAATAGTTGTTGCGGCGTTGCCCGCCTTGAGCGTTTAAGCTCGAGGTGTCTTGTCTCAAAAAGGAGTACAACGCCATGACCAAGAGTAACACAAGCCATCTCGCCATTACCAGTTCATTGCCAAGCCCGCAGGAGTCTTTTGATGATGTTCGGGACAGTTTTGAGCGTTTCTGCCTGCTTTCGGGCATAGAGGC